TCATGTGTACGTTTGGGTAAATCAGGTTTTCTGATTCTATTGTTAAGTCTGGGAAGTATTGTCTTAGTTGGTTGCCTGTGAACTCGTAACTGCGGAACCTCGCGCAATGTTCACATTCGTTTTCTGGATCACCTGTGTCTATATAACGCCAAATATCATATGCTCCGAAGTAACTTAGGTGTTTGTATTCGTCTGGGATGCGTTTTTTAGCGGCTACTTGCTGAATGGCTTGAATTAGTTGAGTGAGGTTTACTAATTTCTGTGATAACATAAGAGGCATTTCCTTGCTCTATTTGTTCAGTTAACACTTTTTCTAAACTGTTTTTCTTATTAAACGGTTGTTCCTGCTTATTCTGACTGAACGGGTCAACAGTGGGTTCTGGTTGTGGACCGTTACTTTTACCTTTCAAGTCGTCACCGCCTTCTTCTGGCGTAAGGTCTGATGCGTCAGGATCAATCATTTTGCGGATTTCGTTACGTTTATAGAAACTCCATAAGATGTCTAGTTCTTGGGCGCGTTGATAAGCGATTGCCTGCTTTTTTTGTTCGTCAAGTTCAAATCCGCTCTTCCAGTTAAAAGTGTAATCTGTTTCTTGTCCTGTTAAAGCATTAATTAACTGCCGTATGCCAGGTTCGTAGCTGCTTTGTTCACTGCTTATCATGCTCCACAGGTTTGCAGTGTCTGTTTCGCTGCCTGTTAAAGCGCCTGCTTGAACGCCGCGAATGATAGCAAGGGGTATTCCTGTGCCACAACTGATGTGTTCCATTGGTGGGAGGTAATAGTTCATGGGGTCAAGTGCGCGTCCCTGCAACCCTTTAAAGTCAAGGACTTGATCTTCGTTATGCACAAAGTATGTTCGTGCCGACAGGTCTTTGAAGGCTTCGCTTGTTATCCAGTTTTCAATGTCTGCGGATTCTGCGCCTGTAAACGTGATGTCTGGGAAGCCGCTGCCGTAACGGTACATGGTTTGTCCCATGCCCCATCTGATGTTGCGTAGGGTTGTTAAGTCATCCCATATAGCGTCTAAAGCGCTTTTACCCATCCAGTCATGATCTATTAATCGGGTGGCAAAGTGGATGCATCTTGTGTAATGAATCTTTAAAGTGCCTAGTTCGCCTAAACGTGCAATATGATAATATAAGGGTAACCCGTACCGTACACTGTTTGGGTCTTTGTCTTCGTCAACTTGACTTATCTGCGTTGGACTATACGCTTTAATTTCTTGAATCTGAGCTTTCCCCATTAACGGCTCTGCCAATGTCGCTGCGTTGTCTTCATAACCTAACACAATTATGGCCCATCCGTAACCGCGCTCATAGATTGCCATGCGAGTTAATTCTTCTTTCGCGTTAACTTTGTCTAAGAGTTTTTGTACTCGTCGGTTGAAGGCTTCGTTTGTTTTTGTCTGTTCCGCCGCGCCTTCTGTGAGTGTTGGGGTGCGGTAGTTGTTGCCTTCAAGGGTGAACCAGTTGTCAAAGATTTCTTTGCTAATGGTGAAGACCACTCGGTAAGCGACTGGTTCACGTAGTATGGCAAATGTGCGTAGTTCATTGGTTATGTCTTCGCCGTATTCGCCTCCGCCGCCTGTTCCGCTACGGGGAATCGTTATGCCTGTGCCTGCAGGAGTCGTGTAAGTGGCTAATGCAACATGCCTAAATCCAGTGTCCGTCATGCTCTCGCTTTTCCTTTACTGTTCACGTTTTTAAATTGAAACCCTGTACTGTTTGATTCACCCAAGAAATGGCAGTTGCCACAGTGAACTTCGGTGACGTATGCTTTACTGCCTTGTTCCGCACGTACGAGTTCAAGTGTGAATTGGTTGCAGGCGGGACATTTGGTTTGAGTAACAAGGGCTTTCATACTGTTCGTTAACGTGATGCTTTCTGTAAACGCCATTTGAGGCGGATTATGTTTCTTGAAGATGTTTAACATAGGTTATCCAAACTTCCATGCTGAAGGATCATGCTTGTGAACTTGACTAAATGCGCCACTTAAAGCGTCAACTTGATCGTCATGGTCTCCTATTGGGAACCCTTCTAGTTCGTCAAGAAAGGCACTGTTCCAGGGGGCATGTAATATTTTGATGTTGCCTGCTTCTGCGGCTGATGCTACTGGCGCAGCGCGTTCAGCTTTTGAACCTGTGGTTTTTAATCCGTAGAAGGCTTTTCCTTTCAGGACTTCACGGTTAAAATGATCTATTACTTCTACACCGCTGCTGCCTGGTTCTTGTTCCATGTAGATTTTTGCGTTTTCGTCTAAGATAGATGTTTGCTTGATTAAGGCTTCTGTTTCTGGCGGGTTTCCACGGATGCGTTTAACATCAATTATGTAGTAGATGCCGTGTGCTTCGCCTAAGAGTAAACCAACTGTGTAGTCAGGGTCTTTATAGGCTGTTTTTGGTTTAGTTGCTGCTTTATCCCAGAACCGTATTAGTTTAACTTCTTTAGGGTACGCTTCTACTATTGGGAACCATTCACGTTTAAAGATGCTGCCGCCGTGGCGAGCGTTCCAATCGCCGTCAAGGTATTGGCGTCTTGTTATTGGGTCAAGGTTGTTTAGGCTTTCAATATAGCTTGGTTGATCTATCCACTTGTTATCTGTTAATTTGGCACTTACGAATGCGCGGTCATGTTCTAATCCTTCTATCATGAAGCGTTGTTTAACCCAATCGTGACCGATGCCGCCTGGATTTGAGGCTGCTCTCATTCTGAGTGGTACATGGCTGTTCTCAAGCCGTCGCAACCGCGAAAACAAGTAGCGGTACTGGTCCTCGGTGAATTGTGTAAGTTCGTCAAATCCGATGAATTGAAACTCTGCTGATTGGTACCGGTACTTGTCTGTTTCTGTGTCAAGGTATCCAAACGCAAGTTTAGCACCACTTGGAAAGCTCCATGTGTTCTCTTGTCCTTGCCATTTCGCGTCGGTGGGCATAAGCCACTGTTTTGACCTGTCCATTAACGCTCCTGGAAGCGATAAGTCTCTGAATGTTCGTCTGAACAATATTGCGCTGTAACCGGGAATCATGACATGTTGCAGTGCTTCCATGAGTAACCAGTCTGATTTGCCTCCTCCAGCTGCGCCGCCATATAATACTTCTTTGTTGTCAAGTAGTATTGCTAGTGCTTGTTTCTCTGTTGGCTTGTGTGGTATGTATGGGTTGAGGAGCACAGTGTTCAAGAAGAGTTGCTTCTTCAAACAGATTCTCGTACTGCTTAAGCAATTCGTTTGTGACATTTACAGTTACTTCTGTTTGGGTTTTGTTTAAATTCATGTTAAGAGATTCTATGCTTGTAGGAATAGTTTTAGCATACATTGCTGCCATAACAGAGTATGCAAGATGGGGTTTCTTCTTTTTCATAAGAGCATGTAATTCTTTGAAGTCTTCAGTGATCCAGGCTATTTTGTCTTCCATCCATTGTTTATAAGCGCCTGTTTGTTTAGCTTTTGTTTTTAGACGGGTTACTTGTTTTCTTGTTGTAAGTCCCCATGTGTGTGCTATTTCTTCGTCTGTTAGTCCTGAGTCTTTGAAGAGTTTAAATTGTTCCCATCTTATTGTTTCTTCTTCTGTGAATGAGACATTTTGGACTGTTTGGGACATTTTTACATGTTTCCTGCTTGTTTATTGTTTGTGGTGTAGGTGGTTTGTTTTTTATTTGTTTATTTTACATAAACTTTATGTTGATGATTGTAATATTTACATGTTTAAGTGTTGTCTACTCCGCCTGAGAGGTGCCCCGACGAATCCGAGAACTGCTATACGGTTGCAGGGTTAACTGGGGATTCAACACACTGCTTTATTTTTCCATCTTTAAGTCTGTAAATATTACGTTTCTTCATACAGTACCCCATTAATGATAGAAGTGCGCCACCATAGTAACTTCGCGCTATTATGGGTTGCGCTTTGGTGAGATAACTAAAACATTCACTCATGGCTATCAATCTTCTAAACTGTTGTTAGAATCACGATCTATTTCTTCACAGTAAAGATGCTCGAAATGTTCTTCTACATCTCTCAATTCGATTTCTCTATTAACCCAGTTTTTCTTTTTCATAATTAATCTGCCTTTTCGGTAAAGCCTTTTTCTAAAAGGGTTTGTTTTTCTTGGCTTTTTGGAGAAGAGGCACTTGCCACAATAAATGGAATGAGAAGGGACATCTTGGTGAGTTGGCTCTTAACCAAAAAGCGTTCAAGAACACACCTGATAAAGATGCGTTGATACTAAGAAAACTGGGTTTAAATTGTGCATGTCGCATTGTACACGCGACTTAAGCTACCTGTGATTGGCGCTGTCGTGTAAACTGCTATGCCATCCTCGTTTGTTACTGCGTTGCCTTGTATAGCATTGTT